GTTCCTGATTGATTTTGACGGAAAAACCTATCCCGAAGCCTGCCTGGCGCTGGATATTACCATGGCCGGAGGGGATTTCCGGACGCCAAGGCCCATGAGTTCGTGGATGGGAAGGGACAGGAAAGAGGAAAGAGGAAAGAGAAAAGAGGAAAAAGGGAAAATGAAAGCGGATTTACCGGCGGATCTGTGGGTTGAAAAGGCTGGAAAGTTTGTCGAGTGGGCGCATGAAAAGCTGATGGCCGATAAAAATCAACTTGGGTGGCTGGAAAAACGCGGGATCGCCAGGACGTCGGTTGAAAAATGGAAACTCGGGTGGAATCCGGGCAAGGACGGCGGGGACATTTTCAGGCCCAGGGAGTCCTGGGGGCTTGACACGGTGCTGAAAAAGAACAGCCGTAAAAAAGTATTGTGGCTGCCCATCGGCCTGGTGATCCCGATGATCGATGGTGACCAGGTGGCCCGGATCCGGATTAGGCGTCCGGAAGGCGAGCCGAGATATTATGTGATCCCGGGATCGAACATGGATATGATGGTTTCCGGTAAAAATAGCCGGGCATATATGGTAATGGAATCGGAACTGGACGTGGTGATGGTGGACCGTGCTGCCGGTGACCTGGTCGGATCTGTCGGACTGGGTTCGTCATCGGCAAAACCGGGTCCGGAATTAATGGAAATGCTGCGGAAATCAGCGGTGATTTTACTCTCCCACGACTATGATCAGGCCGGCGCCAAGGCGAAAACCTGGTGGGAAAACCAGTTTCCACAGGCCAAGCGGTGGCCGGTGCCGTCCGGCGGGGATCCGGGGGAGGCATATCAGGCCGGAATCGATATCCGGGCGTGGATTCAGGCGGGTTTGCCGCCGGCGTGGTTTATCGGACGATCGCCTTTGGACAGACAAAAAAGGGGGGTGGAGGAAAAATCAAAACAGAAGGTCCGGGCGAAAGTGGGTCGTTCCGGTACCGGGAAGTGTAAATCATGCGGGTGGTTAAACGGGATGCATTTTGAACTGTGTCCGGAAAGAGGGATCGGGAATGAAAATTGAAAAAATAGATATAAATAAATTGTTGCCTTACATCCACAATGCAAAGGATCATCCGAAAAAACAGATAGATAAAATTAAAAGATCTATTGAAGAGTTCGGCTTTAATTTGCCGATATTAATTGATGATAAAAATGAAATCATATCCGGCCACGGAAGGTTGTTGGCCTTGCAAGATATGGGGGTTAATAATGTGCCATGTATCCGGGTCAAACACTTGTCGGAAGAACAGATCAAGGCATTTCGGATAGTAAGGTTGCGGAAAGTGGGTGGCTTCCGGAGATGCTGCAGCTTGAATTTAAAAACATGGAAATAACGGGGTTTGATTTAGAACTTACCGGTTTTGATACAAATGAAATCGATGAAATATTAAAAGACTTGGATAGAAGTGAAAATAAAAATGATCCGGATCAACTCCCAGATGTCCCGAAAAAAACAAAAATAAAATATGGCCAGTTATGGGGGCTCGGTAGGCATAGGATGTTATGTGGAGATGCGAGAGAAAAAGAACATGTAGATCTATTAATGGGTGGTGAAAAGGGTGATATGGTTTTTACGGACCCGCCATATAATGTAAATTACGAAGGGCAGACAAAAAAAAGAATGAAAATAAAAGGTGACAATTTAAAAGACAATGAATTTTATATCCTGCTGTTTGATTCGTTTGTAAATATGTTTAACAGCACGGTCGATGGGGGGGGAATATATATTTGTCATTCAGATGGAGAGTGGAAAAACTTCAGAACAGCAATGATTAATGCGGGATGGGAATTAAAACAGTGCTTGATTTGGTTAAAAAATCAATTTGTAATTGGCCGGCAGGATTATCACTGGCAACATGAACCTATTTTGTATGGCTGGAAGCCGGGCGGAGCCCACAATTGGTTTGGTAACAGAAAGCAAAGCACTTTTATAGAGATTAATAATTACCTGACGATCAATACAGAAAACGGGGAAAATGTGTTGGTTTTTAGTGTCGGGGCACAGACTGTTGTTTTAAGGGTCCCGGAATATGAAATGGTATACTCTGGCGATGATATTTTAACATCGATATGGCGGGAGAACAAACCCCTCAAGAACGATGATCATCCAACAATGAAGCCGGTGGCTTTAATTGAAAGGGCTATTTATAATTCATCAAAGAGAAATGGAATTGTATTGGATTTTTTCGCGGGCTCGGGATCCACCCTGATTGCTTGTGAGAAAACCGGCAGGGTCGGCTATATAATGGAGATCGATCCTATATATTGTGATGTAATCATTAAGCGATGGGAAGAATATTCCGGGGGGAAAGCGAAACAAATAAAATAAAATGGAAGATATTAAAGACCTTATAAACCGGCTCAATGAGCAGGATCTAAAGATATTAATAAAGGCCAAAAACGAGGCTCAGATTCGGGTCAACAGCGACCCATCCCGGGGGAACCTCGATGCTCTGGAAAAGGCGTCGAAGATGCTGGCGGATTTTCTGGCCGGGGACAAAGAGCCGGCGTTCGAGAACCTGCTGAGGGTCAAGGAGCACCTGAACCGGCTGGGGTACAAGGTCGGCAAAAGCAAGATTTACAAGGACCGCAAAGACGGGCTGATACGGATAGAGGCGGACGGCACGGTCAAGGAAGCGAGCGTCAAGGCGTATATCCGGAAAGCGAACCTTGAGAACCTAACGGAAAAAGCGGCGGCGGACCAGGGGCCGAGCGTGCTGGTGCAAAAGGCGGAAAAGGAGCTGGAAAAACTGCATGAGCAGATCGAGGATCTCAGGTTTAAGCGGTCGGTGGCCCAGGGGGATTATATTCCACGGACCGATTTCGAGATGGAACTGGCAGCCCGGGCCGCAGTGCTGGACACCGGGCTGCGGCACCTGGTGCATTCATCCCTGGGGAACTGGGTGGCCCTGATGGACGGGGACCCGAAAAAGATCCCGCTATTGCTGCGGCGGATCAATGACGATCTTGACGAGAAGTTCAACGAATTTGCCACGATGCAGATGTTTCATGTTATTTTTACGGATGAGTAAAGGGGGAAACAGATGGGCGATTCTATAAAAATCGGGGACACGGTAACGATTGAAAATGTTTATGAGCGGCTCGGGTTTGAAAAAGGGCGGCTGGTGGCGGAAAAACAGATTGCCTACGGTGACAGCTTCGGCAGGGCCGGCCAGGTGATGAAGGCGCTTTATCCGGGCGGCATATCGATAGAGCAGATGGATGACGCCCTTGTGGTGGTCCGGATCGTGGACAAACTATTCCGGGTGGCCCACCAAAAAAAAGCCTTCGGCGAAAGTCCGTACGGAGACATTCAGGGATACGGCCTGCTGGGGGAAAGAAGGGATATAGAAGGGGGTGAATAAATGAACCTTTCACCTTTAACCTTTAACCTTTCACAACCTGCCTGGCTTCCGCCTTCCCTGGCCGTGGAGTTGCGGGAAAAGGGGCGGCTGGAGTTTAAAGGGTCGTTTTCGCGGGCGGACCGGCAGGTGCTGCGCAAGCGGGTCAAGATCCCGGTGAGCCAATGGGCGGAAAAGCACCGGGTGGTCACCATGTCCAGTTTGCCGGGGACCTGGCGGAACCGGGTGACGCCGTACCTGGCCGGCATCATGGATGGTTCGTTTTTCCCGTCGGTCCAGACCATTATCATCTGCAAGGCGCCCCAGACCGGCGTGTCCGAGGCAGTGAACAACTGCATCGGGTATGCCATCGACCGGCAGCCGGGACCGGTGCTGTGCAACTACCCGGACCGGAAAACGGCCCGGGAAAATTCATTCGACCGGATCCAGCCCATGATTCTGTCGTCGCTTCGGCTGAAATCCTATCTCACCGGGAACCCGGACGATATGGCCGGGGAGCGGATCAACCTGCAGCACATGCCCATCTATATGGCCTGGGCGCGGTCCGCGGCCACCCTGGCCAATAAGCCCATCCGGTATGTGATCAACGACGAGACCGACAAATATCCGGAGACCGCCGGCAGGAAGGAAACAGATCCCATATCCCTGGCTGAAAAACGGACGGTGACGTACCGGTGGTCCAGGAAGATATGGAAGATATCCACGCCCACCATCGAGGCGGGTCCCATATGGCAGGCGCTGAACAATGAGGCCCAGGTAATTTTCGATTTCTGGGCAAAGTGCCCGGCCTGCGGTAAACATCAGGTCATGGTGTTCGAGCAGATCAAGTGGCCGGAGGATGAACGGGACCCGGAGAAGATGATTTCCGAACAATTGGCCTGGTACGAGTGCGGGCACTGCGGAGATGAGTGGGATGACAGCCGGCGGGATGATGCGGTCCGCGGCGGGGAATGGCGGTCCAGGCCGAGGGGCGATGGACGAGGGACGATGAACGAAGATGGTCATCCATCATCCATCGAGCTTTTTCAGTACCTGGAAAAATACCGGCCGCTTAAAATCGGGTTTCATCTGCCGTCGTGGTATTCCTATTTCGTGGGATTGTCAGAGCCGGCGGCGGCGTTTTTAAAGGGGCAGAAAGACAAGACAAAGCTCAAAGATTTCCGGAACGGCCACCAGGCGGTGCCGTGGGTCATTTATGAGATCGTCAGAAAAGAGGATGCTATCCTGGCGCTGCGGGACGATCGGCCACGCGGATCGGTACCGGGCGGCGGGATCGTGGCCTGCCTGATGGCCGGGGTTGATACCCAGGATGACGGATTCTGGTACCGGATCCGGGCGTTCGGGTTCGGGGGTCCGGAACTGCTGATGGAGTCCTGGGGGGTCCGGGAGGGGTTTGTCACCGAGTGGGGAGCGCTGGAACGGGTGCTGTGGCAGGATCAATATATGGATCCGGAGGGCAATGTTTACCCGGTGATCATGGCCATCCAGGACGCCCTGGGCCATCGGACATCCGAGGTTTACACGTTCTGTTTGAAACATCGAGGGCAGATCTTCCCATCGTTTGGCCGGGACAAAATGGCGCAGTCCCATTCCTGGACGAACCTGCAGTATTTTCCGGGCAAGAAAAAACCCATACCAGGGGGATTGAAAGGCATCAATGTCAATACGAAATACTTTAAAGACAATCTATCGACGCTTTTGGAGATATCGCCGGCAGACCCCGGGGCGTGGCATGAAAACGCCGAGTTCGCGGAAGCCTGGGCGGCCCACATGACTTCGGAATACATCAACGAAAAGGGCATGTGGGAGTGCCGGCCGTCGGCGCCGAATCATCTGTGGGACTGCAGCGTACTGTGCCTGTGCGCTCATGAGATCCTCGGGGTAAAATTCAGAAGCCCGGAGCAGGGCGCCGCCATCGTGCAAAACGGAGCTGCAACCAAATCCGGCCGCCGGGTCCGGTCAAAGGGTGTCGCTGAATGACGGGAAAACCATCGAATGGGGTTAAGATATTGAAAGGCGCTGCCGCCATTTGTAAATATGTGGAAGAGGACGTCAATCAGATCCTTCATCTGATCGAGCACGAAGACCTCCCGGCCTGGAAGCGGAACGAAAAAGGACCCTGGCGGGCCGTAAATCTCGATCTGAACGAATGGATCATCTTCCAGCGTAAAAAATACCTGAAGGATACCCCGAAATATATCAAAAAGGAACCTTCCTAAACTCATGTCAAGTCTTTTTTAATCCCTTTTTTCACAATTTCTTTCCCTTTTTCTCCAAGATCTTACTTTTTCGCAAAAACCCCATGATATAGTTGCCGCAAATATTGCAACCACTATGCATAGGGGTTTTTTTTATGGCGACATATTCCGAGCAGCTCGTTGAAGTCCAGACCGCCATCACGGCCATTCTGACCGGCGCCCAGGCCTATTCCGTGGCCGGACGGTCATTGACCCGGGCGGACTTAAAAGCCCTTTTAGACGAAAGAAAGCGACTTGAGCCGCTGGCCGCGAGAGAATCCGGGACCGGCGGCATTCGTGTTTATGGGGCAACACCGGTGGATAATTGATTATGAAAGAAGTCAAGCACAAACCTCCGTTCGAACTTCCGAGAGCCAATATCATCGACCGGACCATTAATTATTTCAATCCGGAAAAAGGTGTCCGGAGGATGAAAAGCCGTGTGGTCATGGCTTTGGGCGGCGCCTATTACGGCGGATCCAAACGCCGCCGGGCGCTTTCCGAATGGATCGTGTCCGCCGGCGATGCCGACTCGGACATCTCTTTTGACCTTCCGACCCTGCGCGAGCGGTCCAGGGACCTGGTCAGAAACAATCCCCTGGCCTGCGGCGCCATCAAAACCAAAACCACCAGCATCGTGGGTACCGGGCTCACGTTAAAATCCACCATCGACCGCGACATCCTGGAACTCGATGAAGAGGTTGCCGATGCATGGGAGAACAAAACAGAAGCAGAATGGCGACTGTGGGCCGATAAAACCGATTGTGATGTTGAGGACACCCTTAATTTTTCACAGATTCAGGAACTTTGTGTCCGTTCGGTCCTTGAAAACGGGGATACTTTTATTCTCACGCCCATGAAAACGGATAAACGGCGCACCTATTCCCTTCAACTTCAGATGATCGAGGCGGACCGGGTTTGCAATAAGAACAGTCAATCGGATTCCGTCACCCTGTCCGGCGGCATCGAGCGCAGCGAATTCGGCGGCGCCCCGGTGAAATATCATATTCTCAAGGGCCATCCAGGAAATATTTGGAGCAAAAATAACGAATGGCAGATCGTCGATGGCAGGGGCTCCAAAACCGGACGGAAAAATGTGCTGCATCTGTTTCATAAAATCCGCATCGGACAGAGCCGGGGCGTTCCGGATCTGGCGCCGGTGATCGAATCCCTTAAACAGCTCGGCACCTACTCGAAAGGCGAGCTGGACGCGGCCGTGGTTTCTTCATTTTTTACGGTATTTGTCAAATCAGAACTAGGGGGCGCCGACAGCCTGTTCAACCATAATTTGGGACCCATGCAGCCCACGTCTGAAACCGGCGCGAAAACATCGGATAAGGATTATAAAATGGCGTCCGCCGCCATTTTGGATCTGGCGCCCGGTGAAGATGTTGAGTTTGCCAATCCGTCAAGGCCCAACCAGGCATTCGACCAGTTTATTCTGGCCATGTCCCGGCAGATCGGCGTGGCTCTGGAACTTCCCTTTGAAATCCTGGTCAAACATTTTACGGCCAGCTACAGCGCCGCCCGGGCTGCGCTTTTGGAGGCCTGGAAATTTTACATGAGCCGGAGGAAATGGCTCGCGGATGTCCTTTGCAAGCCGGTATATGAACTGTGGATGACCGAGGCCGTGGCCACGGGACGGATCAGTGCTCCGGGATTTCTATCCGGGGACCCGCTGATCCGGGATGCTTATCTGGGATCCGAGTGGATCGGCCCGGCCAAGGGCTCCATTGACGAAGTCAAGGAAGTCGGCGCGGCTGAAAAACGGGTGAACATGGGGATTTCCACCCTGGACGAGGAAACGAAATCACTCACCGGAGGGAACTGGGAGAAAAAGCACCGGCAGCGGGTCAAGGAAGTTGAAAAACGAAAAGAAGGGGGGCTGGAGAGCGGGGGCCAGAAGCCGCCGGGCGGAGATCAAAACCAAAACAATAATGATTCTGAAACTCCGGATCAGAGTTCGGAAGAACAAAAAGGATAAATATCATGCCGCCGAAACCGAAAAAAAACGAAGGCAAACAGGATTTTTTAAAGCGATGCACGGGCGAGATCAGCGGATCAGAAAACAATTCAAAAGACGCCTTTGCCATGTGCAATCTGTATTGGGACCAGGAAAGGAAACAACGGTCCGCATTAAGCCTGAAAATGGCACCGGAAATCAAGGCCGCGGAGGGCGATAGCAAAAAACGGGAATTTTTGATTACCGCATATACGGGTAAAAAAATACAGTCCTGGTGGCGGGATCTTATCATCGATATTTCGGGGATCCAGACCAAGGAAAAGCTGCCGATACTCAGGGAGCATGCCAGGGACCGGGTTGTCGGGTTTGGAAACGCATGGAAAAAGGATAATTTATACATCTCCGGAACATTTTCTCAAAGCACCGAAGATGCCAAAGAGGTTCTGGCCCTGGCTGATGAGGGATATCCCTGGCAGGCGTCCATTTTCGTAATGGCGTCGAAGATTGAAGAACTAAAAGATGAAAAAACAAAAGCCAAAGTCAACGGCGAGACCGTTTTCGGTCCGCTTGAAATCTGGCGTGAGTCAACGGTGGGAGAAGTTTCTTTTGTGTCTCTGGGTGCCGACGATGATACCGCCGCAATAACGATGTCGGATAGAAAGTTCGACGTAGAGATTCTTAATTTAAACAATTCCTCATCTGATGGTGGGGAGAAAGGGGAAAGTGCAATGAAGATAGATTTGGAACTATTAAAAAAAGAAGCCCCTGAACTTCTGGCCGCGATCGAAAAGGCAGCCAAGGATGAGGGGATTACGGCCGGCATGACCCAGGGCGTCGAAAAAGAGCGCACCCGCGTTGTGGCCATCCTGAAAGTGGACGGCGACATGGACGTGGCGAAGAAGTGCATCGAAGATGGCATCGGCCTGGATGCGTCCTACAAGCTGTTCCATGATGCGCTGAAAACCAAAATGGGAACGGTGCTGGCAAACCATCAGGCAGATGCGCCGGATCCGCTGATCCAGCCCGCTGCCGGAGCTGATCCCGGCCAAGGCGCCGATGATCAGAACCTCCCCATCGAGGATCGATGCAAGAAAGCATGGGACAAAGACCCGGGGCTCCGCAAAGAGTTCGGCAATGACTTTGATGGTTATCTGTCACATGAAAAAGCAGTGGCCGGTGGTCAGGTCAGGGTGCTGAAACCAAAAGCAAGCTAAAAAAGGGGGTATTTCATGACAACGTTAGCAAAAGATACCCCGAGAGATTACGAGATCGGGGAACGAAACGAATTTCCGGTCATCGCTTCGGATATCATCTATTTCGGTTCGGCCGTGGGCCTGGTAAAAGCCACCGGACATGCCCAGCCTCTGACCAGCGCGGACCGGTTTGTGGGCTTTGCCGAGTCAAAAGCGGACAATTCGGCAGGGTTAGCGGCGGCTATCAATGTCCGGGTGGTTAAAAAGGGCTCGGCCAGACTATCTGTTTCCGGAGCGGTGATCACAGATGTCGGGGCGCCGGTCTATGCCACGGATGACAATACGTTTACATTTTTGCCGACCGGCGGCGTGTTTATCGGATTTGTGAGGCGGTTCGTATCATCCGGCGTGGTCATTGTTCGATTCAACGCCGGTGTTTTCAAGGACCCGCATGAAGGCTTTAAAGCCCAGACCGTGGCGTCAGATCTGACGCTGGATGCCCAGGATTCTGGGAAGGTCCTTTGTGTGACCGCAACGGTGACCATTACCCTTCCGGCGGTTGAGGGAATGAGCGGCATCCGGTTTTTAAACTGCGGTGCCTATGGAACGGTTCAGATCGGCATCGACCCAAACGACTCGGACATGATCGAGGCTGCCGATATTGCAGGGGCAGACAAGGCGTCCATTGCCAATACGCTGGCAACGGCCAATCGGGGCGATTTTGTGGATCTTGATTATGGCGACAGCAATGGGTGGGTGGTTACGAAGAAAAAAGGCATTTGGGCTAAAGGAATCAGCGATGTCAGCCCAAGCGCATCGGTGAGCCCGAGTTCCAGCGCCAGCCCGAGCGTGAGCCCGAGCGTGAGCCCGAGCGTGAGCCCGAGCGTGAGCCCGTCCTAAATTCTTCTATAAACATATCGACATGAAAGGAGAAACAGAATGACGACATTAGCATTAGATACCCCGAGGGACTTTGAACTGGGGGATCGAAACGAGTTTCCGGTCATTGCATCGGACATCATTTACGAGGGATCCGCCGTGGGCCTGGTCAAGGCGTCCGGACATGCCAGGCCTCTGACCAGCGCGGACCAATTTGTCGGGTTCTGCGAAAAGCAGGCGGACAATTCATCCGGGTTAGCGGCGGCCATAAACGTCCGGGTGATCAAAAAAGGCAGCGTCAAGCTGGCGGTGTCCGGAGCGGTGATCACGGATGTCGGCCAGCCGGTCTATGCCACGGATGATAATGTTTTTGTATTCACACCGGTATCGTCTGTTTTTATTGGTTTTGTTCGGCGCTGGATATCATCCGGTTATGTCATCGTCGAATTCGATGCGGAGAATTTTAAGGACCCCCATGACGGATTTGTCAAGGAAGCCCTGGCAGCCTCCACAAAAACCCTGGATGCCCAGGATTCCGGCAAGGCTTTTTATGTGACCGTAACCTCGGTCATCACCCTGCCGTCGATTGAAGGCATGTCGGGGATCCGGCTGATCTGCGGCGGCGCTTACGGGACCGTCCAGATATCCGCCAGCCCGGCCGCCGGGGATATGATCGAAGGCCCGGATATCTCAGCAGCCAATGATAAAGATATTATCAATACACTGGCAACGGCCTGCCGGGGCGATTATATCGATCTGGATTACAGCGATGCCAATGGCTGGGTCATCACAGCCATGAAGGGAACCTGGGCCAGAGAGGGATAAGCCAATTTTGAATTATGAATGTTTAAGGTTGAATTAAAAATTAAATAAAAAGGAGATTGCTAAAATGGACAAAATTACCCAACGACAAATAGTCGGTGAATTCTTCAAAACCCTGGCCCAGGACATCGGCTCGTCATGGGTCGGAGCCCTATCCAACTATTTCACATCAGACCAGGCCCTTGAAGAATATGCCTGGCTCGGCCAGGTGCCGGCGATGCGGCAATGGATCGGCGGTCGGGATGCCAAGGGACTTCCGGAATACAATTTCACCATCCGGAACGTGCATTATGAGGCCACCCTGGATTTTCTGGTCAGGGACCTTCGCCGGGACAAAACCGGACAATGCCTGACCCGGATCCGTGAGCTTGCCATGAGGAGCAACGCCCACTGGGCCAGCCTGCTGTCCACCCTGATCCTGAACGG